GATCATAAAGACCCTGAGACTTGGCGGGCCGCTAACCCTGGCTTTGCTGACATCAACGCTGAGAGCGACTTTGTGAGCGCCGTGAAACGTACACCCGAGGCAGAGTTTCGTACAAAGCGGTGCAATCAGTGGGTGTCCTCTCAACTGTCTTGGCTTCCAACGGGGGCGTGGGAAGCATGCGAGGGGAAGTTTGTTGTCTCCCCTGACGATGAGATTGTGCTTGGCTTTGATGGGTCGTTCTCTGGTGACGCTTCTGTGATCGTGGGTGCTGTGGTGCCCAAGGATGATGAGCCGGTGAAAGTGTTCCTGGTGAAGTCGTGGGAGAAGGATTTGAACATCCATGATGATGATTGGCGTGTGGATATTGCTGAGGTGGAGCAGACTGTTTTGGACTTCTGTCAGGCTCACCCTAAAGTGCGTGAGGTTGCGTGTGACCCTTTCCGGTGGCAACGCTCTATGCAGGCACTTGAGGATAAGGGTGTGCCAATTGTGGAGTGGCCTTCAACATCGGCTAGGCGTATGGTTCCCGCTTGTGCGAAAGTGTTTGATGCTGTGATGGAGCACAGGCTTGTTCATGACGGCAACCCGATACTCGCACGACACCTGAGCAACGCGGTGACGAAGATTGACAACCTGGGGCCGCGCATTGTGAAAGACTCGAGGAACAGCCCCAGGAAGATAGATGCGGCGGTTGCAATGACTATCGCGGTAGACAGGGCACTCACAGGCGCTAAACTAGAACCAGCGCCACAATTTTTTAGTTAGGTGATGATGAGCACAACTTTACAGATTGCAGGCGCGGCAACACTCGTTGCAGGTGTGACCCTTATCTCAATCCCTCTCGGGTTGATTGTGGGCGGCGCTGTTCTAATCTTACTCGGCATAGCTTTGGGGCGATAAATGGTATTCAACAGACTTTGGGAAGATCGCGCAATAGGTTTTCAACAGCTTTGGGAGACGAGTGACGATGTTGCTATAGGCAACCAGTCAGGCACCCACATTGATGAGGGCAACGTTTTGGGCATTGCTGCTGTCAATAGCGCTGTGTCTCTTATTGCGGATACGATCAGCACACTCCCCATTGATTGCTTTGTTAGCGCTGATGGGAACCGCAGACTTTTCGAACCTAAACCGGCTTGGGTGTCACAACCTGATGTGAACTTTGCGGGACACTCAGTTTTCTATAACAGCCTCCTGGTGTCTTTGCTCATTGACGGCAACGCCTTTATTAGGGTGTTTAGTCTCAAGGGCAAGATTGTAAACCTGGTGGTGTTGAATCCGAGCACCGTAGAAATCACGCGCAACTCTAAGGGCTTGCTGGTGTTCACAGTGCAGGGCGAGGACAGGCCCCTAACCTCGGAAGAGATTCTTTACATCCCTGACTTGTTGCGACCTGGTACGGTGCGCGGTGTTTCCCGTGTGCACGCGCTGAAAGAGAACCTGGGTTTGTCTAAGGCGCTTGAGATGTACGCCGCCACTTTCTTTGGCAGTGGAACAACTTTGCAAGGTGTCATCGAGTACCCTGGGGCGCTCACTGGTGAGCAGGCAGATTCTTTGCGCAACGGTTTCGATAACGCACACAAGGGGTGGCGTAAGAGTGGTCGCACAGGCATCCTAAGCGGTGGTGCGAGCTTCAAAGCGACACAGGCTGACCCTGAGAAGTCTCAAGCGTTAGAGGCCCGCAGAATGGCTGTGGAGGATGTGGCCCGGATTTGGCGTATTCCTTCCAACATGCTAAATCTGCCAGGTTCGAACACTTATTCGAGCGTTGAGCAGAACATGCTCGGTTTCGTGACACACACGTTGCGACCATATGTGACCAAGATTGAGGCCACGATGAGCTCGCTTCTGTCACGGTATCCCGGTGGGGCTAACGCCTTTATCAAAATCAACATGAATGGTTTGCTTAGGGCTGACATTCAGAGCCGGTTTAGTGCTTACTCGACGGGCATCCAGTCTGGCTTCTTGGCGATCAACGATGTGCGCCGGTTGGAGGACTTGAGCCCACAAGAGGGTGACGCTGCTAACGCGGTGCGTGTGCCTTTGGCTAACGTAAACCTGTCTGAGTCTGGCGTGAAGGCGCAACGCGAGAAGGTTGGCATGGTGCGTGACCTAGTGTATGCAGGGTTTGATCCTGCTGAGGCGATGGCGATGATTGGGTTGCCTGCTGTGGGTCATACTGGGTTGGCTTCCGTACAGTTGCAGGGGGTGGCACAGGTGGATCCTGAGAACCCTGACAGCGTGTATAAGGATGAGGTGAGCTGATGAGTGATGTTGGTGAGCCTTTGGAGCAACGCCTAGACTCTGGGCCTCCTGCCGTGATTGTGGATATTGATGGCACTCTTATTGTTGATGGTTTGCGTAATGATCGCGTCATCGACTATGTGGACTCTTTTGAGGACACCGAGGTTGTCATTATTACTGGGCGTGCTGAGGATCGTAGAGCCGATACGGTTGCTGAGCTTGACTCTTTAGACATTGATTACGACCAGTTGGTTATGCAACCAAGCGAGAACACTGTCACACCTGATTTTAAAGAGGCTGTGGCGCGAACACTTTTGGAAACTTTCAACGTGATGATTGCTATTGACAATGACCCTGACAATCGGGAACGGTTTAGGGCGCTTGGTATTACAGCCCTGGACGCTGATGAGGTTCCCAATAGTGGAAACCGTGGCGTGGATTTGACACCACCTGCTTTCATGCGTGCTGCTGCCCGTAAAGGGTTGAGCATGAATCCTGCACACGATTTGGCTAATGAGGCGCACGCTATCTCTAACGGGGTTATGACTGCCGCTACTTGGGTGCGTGTGCGTGACTGGCTACGCGATGGTTACGCTGATGAGGTTTCATTTGCACTGTCCGGTGTGGGCGCTTCTGAGCGCTCTAAGGTGCGCACCTTGGTATTCGCAGAGGGTGTCGTTGGTAGAATAGAGGCAGAGAATGAAGGACGAGCTAAGGGGCAGGCAGTGAGCAAAATGGAAACGCGGATCAATTCTGCAGAGTTTGAGGTGCGTGAAACTGAGGAAGGCATGAGCTTCAGCGGTTACGCTGCAGTGTTCAACAGTGACTCACAGCCTTTGCCTTTCACTGAGCGTATCGCTCCCGGGGCTTTCAGGGGCTCTCTGAGGAACCGTAATGACATCAAGCTCCTCTGGAACCATGAAACTGGGCAACCTCTTGCCAGCACTCGCGCTGGTAATTTGCGCTTGACTGAGGATGATCGTGGACTCTATGTGGAGGCTACTTTGCCACAGACCAGCGTAGGTAGGGATGCCTCAGTCTTGATTAGAGATGGGATTGTAGATTCCATGAGTTTTGGCTTCACTGTCGCTAGAGGTGGAGATGAGTGGAGTGCTGATGGCTCGACTAGAACACTAACTAAAATTTCCTTGCACGAGGTCTCAATAGTCAGTTTTCCTGCGTATACAGCCACTGCAGGCTCTACAGCGGTGCGTAGCCTGGAAGCTGTGGCTAAGCGTGCCGATGTTGATGCTGATGCTCTCGCTGACGCTTTACTGAAGATTGAGCAGGGCGAGGATATTACTGCCGATGATCGTAACCTTGTGAGTACGGTGTTGGAGAAACTTGGGCCTGCCGTTGAGGAGCCTAAAGGCGATTTCGAGATGCTCGCTTTGAAGAAGAAAAAACTAGAACTGTTGATGGGACACTGATGGCTTCTAAAGATGACATAAAGAAAGCGATCTTGAAGGTTGCTGGCAATCCTGTTTCTGGCGCGATTGCCTCGTTAGCTGACGACATGGCTGAGGCTGTGTTTGTGTTGGATAATTCTTCCGCTGAGACACCCAATAGGGTGAAGCCCGTGAGGGGCACCGTTCAGCAGAACGAGAAAGAAATCCGCGTATCTGAAGCTGTTGAACAGCGTTAGCGGGTTTCCCTCACCAGACTTCTTCCCTTTCGTCTGGTGAGGGTTTTCTTTTGCCTGCAGTAAGGGCACCCTCACCTAGTAAACTAGGGGTACCGGATTTGTGCGTCACCGCTGCTGGTAGTAGTTGCGTGTAACCACCACTGCGATAAACCTAATCAAACTATTGGAAGGACTACTATGTCTGAGTTCATTAAGACTCAGGAAGAAGCCCGCGCCAACTTGACTATGCAGATCCGTGAAGTTTTAGATTCTGCTGAGTCCAATAAGCGTGGTTTAGATTCCGCTGAGTTAGAAACAATTGATCGCATTGAGGCTGACATTCGCCGCACCGATGAGGCACTTGACGTTGCTAAGCGCAACCAAGAGCGCACTCTTGCTGCTGCTGAAGCTTCTCGCGGTCTTGAGGTTGTTCAGGAGTCACGCGGCGCAGCCGATGTGTTCCGTTCGATGGCCCGTGGAGAAATCCGTGGACACAACTTCACGATGGAGCAGCGTGCAACGCTAGTTCCTTCAGCTAACACCGTATCTGTTAGCTTCCTTGACCGTGTTTATGCGCTTGCTAAACTCGTTGGGCCTTACCTCGAAACTTCTGAGGTTTTCCAGCGCGACTCTGGCAACGACTTGCGGGTTCCCGTAATGACTGCTTACAGCACTGCAACTGAGACTGCTGCTGGTGCGGCTATGGACGAATCAGAGAACACTTACAGTTCTTTGCTTATTCAGCCTGCCAAACAGGGCTTCATTGTCAAGCTCGCTAATGAGCTGATCAGTGACGCTGGCTTCGACATCGAGGCTTCGATTGTTGAAAATGCTGGTGTTGCTATTGGTACTCGCGTGAACACCATTGTGAATGCTGCTGTTGAGGCTGTTGCCACGCAAGGTGTCGCGGCTGCTGATGCAACCGCAATCACCGCTGACGAGCTAGTAAGTTTAGCTTTCTCGGTTGATGGCATGGCAAGAATGCTCCCAGGGGCCGGATTTATGGTGAACACTGCGACCCTCGCAAAGATTCGCAAGCTGAAAGATGGTAACGGGGCTTATATCCTGGATGTGGTCGCTGGTGGCCCATCAACCATCCTTGGCTACCCTGTCTATGAAAACCCTGCCGTGGATGATTCCACCACTGGGTTGAAGTCTGTACTGTTTGGTCACTGGCCTTCGGTTAAGATTGCAACCACTGGACTGGAAACGTCTGTCTCTAGCGATGCTTACTTCGCTAACGACATCACGGGTTACAGGTTCACTTACCGTGTTGGTGCTGCTGTTGCTAATGGCGCATCTCACATCAAGTACCTAATCCAGGACTAGCCTGTTCTACCGGAGCCCTCCACCGCCTGTCATGGGTGGTGGGGGGTTTTCCCATTAGCGGGCACACCCTGGCGGGTAGAATGGAAGCTGGAGGTTTTACATGGCTATTGTGAATGGTTACGCCACACTGTCTGATGTGAAGGCGGCGCTGAGGATTACAGACTCGGTTGATGACGATCTGCTTGAGATAAGCATTGAGGCGGCATCGCGTGAGATTGATGGTTGGTGCGAACGGTTCTTTTACTCGACAAGCGCCACACGGGTTTACCTGCCAATCGATTCATTCACTACCTACACTGATGACATCCAGGTTGTGACCACGTTGAAGGTGGACACTAGCGGTGATGGCACATTCGATCAGACTTGGACAACTTCAGACTTTCAGCTTTCACCTTTGAACGGGATTGCGGGCGGTATTGAAACCCCGTTCCACACTGTGAGCGCTGTGGGGGATTATTTGTTCCCTATTTATCAGCCTCGCAACATTGATGCGCAACAGGCTTCAGTTCAGATTGTGGGAACTTTTGGGTTTGCGAGCATCCCTACAGCGGTGAAGCAGGCGTGCATCATTCTTTCCATGCGACAATTCAAGCGTTACGATTCGCCTACAGGTGTGATGGGCTTCGGAGATTTGGGTGTTATGCGTGTGGGCCGTGTCGATCCTGATGTGGAGAAACTGCTGATGCCTTTTCGTAGGATGAGTTTCGCGTGAGCATCAGCACGATTCGTGACGGGTTGGCAACTAACCTTGCCACCATTAGCGGGCTAAGAACCTCTGCCGATTTACCTGACCTGCCAAACCCTCCTATCGCTGTGGTGGCACTAAACAATGTCACCTACGATCAGGCGTTTCAGGGTGGCATGGTTTTCTACAACTTCACCATCACTGTGATTGTGGGGCGGGTGTCTGAGCGTACAGCGCAGGTCAAACTGAACGCTTACGCCTCCACAGGTGCGGGCGGGATTAAGACTGCTGTGGAGTCGGATAAGACTCTGGGTGGTGCCGCATACGATGTGCGCGTGCAGGAGATGAGTAACATCGGTGCGATAACATTAGGTGAGCAACAATACTTGGCAGCTGAGTTTTCAGCTCAAGTAATGAGTAACTAATAAGGAGACATTGTGGCCAAATTTTCGGCTGTAGATTACGAAATTACTATCGACACGGTTGATTTCAGCGACAGCCTCGCAGCTGTGACCCTCGATATTTCTAAGGAACAACTCGAGGTCACAAGCTTTGGCGATACCGCTCGCACATACATTGCGGGACTTGGGGACGCTTCTGTGACTTTCAGCTTCCACCAGGACTTCGCGGCATCGTCTGTGGATTCAACATTGCACGCCGCGTTGGGCACTGAGATTGCTGTGGTCATCAAGCCAACTTCGGGTGCTGTTGGTGCCGGAAATCCCTCATATGCCTTCAACGCTTTGGTTACGCAGATCACCCCGTTCAGCTCGAACGTTGGAGACCTCGCCACACAAGATGTGACTTTTCCGATTTCGGGAGCAGTTACCCGCGCCACAAGCTAGTTAGTGCTAAAGTTTGAGGTATGAACTTCAATCTTTTAGTAACTTTCCTTGATGGTACAAACCGTGAGGTCAGTGGCATTGCTGCTGATCTTGTTGCCTTTGAAGCAGAGTTCGATTTGAGCGTCACACGCCTGAATCAGGACATGAAAATCACACACTTGTTGTGGCTCGGCTGGCATGTGCTCAAGCGCACTGGTGAGACTAAAGATGTTTTCGCTAAGTGGGTTGAGACTGTTGATGGTGTTGAGGCTGGCTCCCCAAAAAAATAGTAGGGCTTGGGGATAGCTCAGCGCATTGGCTTATTGCCCAGATTGCGGTTGAGACCGGGATAAGCCCTAACGAGTTGCTCGCACTGAGCCCGCGCATGTTGTTTACGGTGCAGAAAGCGCTTGAGGCTAAGGCTAAGGCTTCTCAGAGGCCAGGGAAGCGTAGGCGATAGAATAGAGGCAGGATTGGAGCTATCTTGCTTTCTACTAGTATGCGTGTCGAGGGTATCGCCTCGGTGACTAAAGAGCTTCGTGGCTTGGATCGTAAGGCTCTCAATGAGTTGCGTAAGCACATGAGGGCAAACATTTTGCCGATTACTAAAGAGATTGCTGGTGAGGTTCCCCCCGAGGCGCCCCTGTCTGGTATGAATCATGACGGTGTTACCCGGTGGACTGGTGTGCCTAAGTCCTCGGTGTCGTTCACGCCTGGTCGTGGTAGGGGTGGCACTAAGCGCATTCTGGCCATGAAGTTCACTGGTGGCACTCGCGGTGGGGGCGGTATCGGTTTTGATTACGCTGAGCTTGCAGGTTCCTCTAGCAGGCCGGGTGCGCGTTTCTCTAAGGTTTATGATCGTGGCGGTTACAGCGGTTTGCAACATCGTGTAACGGGTCAGGGCAAAGCGTTCAACAGGGGTATCAAGGATGCGAAACCTATCAAGGGTCGTGGTGGCTATTTTGTTTACGATTCCGCTGTGAAGAAGTATCGCAGGATTGAGGGTTTGGGTGAGCAGGCAATCAATCAGTTTATGCGGGATGCTACTGCTGAGCTGTCACGGATTAGGAGCACTGTCTAATGGCTATTTTTATTCCTCTGGTAACAAAGTTTGATGATAAGGGTTTGCAGGGTGCGCAGCGTGCGCTTGCAGGTTTCCAAAACTTTGCTGTTGATGTGGCCCGTGTTGCTGCTGCCGCTATTGCGGGTGTGGGTGTTGCTTCTGTGCGTGAGGCCTCAAAGTTTGAGAGTGCAATCGCAAAGGTTGAGGGCCTGGTTGGTATTACTGGTGAAGAACTAGATCAGCTGGCTGCGGCTGCTAGGCGCTTTGGTATTGAAACCGGCAAGGGCGGGCAAGAGGCGGCTGAGGCTTTGTTCGTCATTGCGTCCTCGGGTTTGCGTGGCGCTGATGCAATGGAAGCGTTGGAGCTATCCCTTAAAGCTTCTACTGCTGGTCTAGGTGAAACTGAGGCTATTGCACGGGCGGTGTCTGGTGCGCTGAACGCTTACGGCACCGATGTGATTGATGCCGCCACAGCAACAGATGTGATTGTTGCTACAGCTCGGGCCGGTAACTTTGAAACCTCACAGTTTGCGGCAGCCATTGGTCGCGTCCTCCCTTTCGCTAAGCAGGCCGGTTCGAGCCTTGAGGATATGGGTGGCGCGGTTGCGCTTTTGACCAGAACTAACACTGACGCTGCACAATCGGTGACTCAGGTGTCGGCACTGTTTAGGGCTTTTGTTGTTCCTACTGAGGAAGCTAAGAAGGCGCTTGACAATGTGGGGCTGTCTGCTGCTGATATGCGTGACGCGATTGCTAATCAGGGTTTGCCTGCCGCGCTTGACATGCTTGATGAGAAGTTGGGTGGGAACCGTGAACAGCTAGGTCGCTTGCTTGGTTCGAGCGAGGCGGCTTCTGCGGCGTTCCAAATCCTTGATGCTGACAGTAAGACTATTGCTGAAACTTTTGGTGTTGTGAATGATGCTGCGGGTATCACACAGGAAGCCTTTGAGGTAGTGGAGGATACTGCCGCTAACAGGCTCGCGGTGGCTATGGCTACGGCGCGTGACAGTCTCATTGAGATTGGTGATGCAATCCTCACCATGGTT